TCAATACCGATTAACATTAACTATGTTCTAGCTACGAAAGAGAATGCTCAGCAGCTAGCAGAAGGAATAAGGAAGCGGCAGCTTGAAGATGATACTCCGATAGATGAAGTTGAGACTCCGACATTACCCCAACAGCAGAACATGACACCCCGATTACGCTCCGATGATACCCCGATAACTGAACATGATACCCCGATAGATGACACAAAATAAGGAGGGAATATGCCATATAAGAATAGCCAAGACAAATTGAAGTCCCAACGTAACAGGAGATTGAAGCCCCTACCAGATGAAGCCCCAAAGATTGAAGCCCCAAAGATTGAAGCCCCAAAGATTGAAGCCCCAAAGATTGAAGCCCCAAAGATTGAAGCCCCGGCACATAACCTAACCGGACTTAGTAACCTCATTTCAGATCCAAAGAAGCGGAAGAAACTGGACGCCATCATTCAATCTTTTAAGAGCTCCAATAACCCGGACTATGCACAGGCCGTAAGGCTTGGCCCTGACGGCCCTACATTATATGAGATAGGGAAGTTGTACGAATAAGGGACAGGTCACCCCCAGTGATAGATACTAAGACAGATATATCAATCACCACTCTATTTACTCGTACCGCAGACTGTACCAGTAGGATAGTAGTTAATGTCGGCGGTGCTGGTTCGTCCAAATCTTATTCAATCGCTCAACTGCTGGTACATAAGTTCATTACTGAGGACCATAAGACCATAGGTATAGGGCGTACTACCATGCCATCGTTACGTATGACTGCATATAAGTTGATAGTAGATGTTCTAAAACTTTATGGCTTATATGCCAGAGTTAAGGAGAACAAGACTTCTCATACTATAGAGTATAAGAGTAATATCATCCAGTTCTTTTCGACGGGGGGTAGGGAAGCGAACATAGAGAGGTTAAAGTCAACAAACTTTCACTACATATGGTTAGAGGAGGCTAATGAGTTCACGTGGGATGATTTCTTAACAATTGATTTAAGGTTGAGGGCGCCGACGGTGAGGGAATACAACCAGATATATTTAAGTTTAAATCCTACAAATGCGACAGGGTGGATACCGACTCGGTTAATGTTGAGGCGGGATGTAACGGTAATCCATTCGACATATAAGGACAATCCGTTTTGTTCTGCTGATTATATAGAGACATTATTGAATTTGATGGAGCAGGACGAGAATTATTACAGGATATACGCATTAGGGGAATGGGGGGTGTTGGAGAATTTAGTCTTTAAGAGGCTAGATTTGAATTGTTTAGTGCCGAAAGAGTGGGATATGATGGCGTATGGATTAGACTTTGGGTTTAGTCCTGGATGGACAGCGTTGGTAAAGGTAATGATTAGCAATAATCAGACATATTACCAGGAGACATTGTATGAGCAGAAGCTAACAAATTCAGATTTAATAGAGCGGTTAAGTCACTTTGAGAGGGGGGATATTTACGCAGACAATCAGGAGCCTGCACGGATAGAGGAGATACGGAGGGCAGGGTATAATATCTTTCCTGCGAAGAAGGATGTAAAGTTAGGGCTTGACATTATGAGAAGGGAGCCATTGCATATTACGGAAGATAGTGTTAATCTAGCAAAAGAGGCACAGAATTACCAACACAAAAAGGATAAGAACGGAATAGTATTAGAGGAAGTAGTAAAGTATTTTGACCATGCAGTAGACGCAGCCAGGTACGGAAAGATGGGATTAGTGACTCGGTTTGGATTTGCAACAGCAGCTCCTGTAGGTGTAAGTAGCATGGTCACATCATTCTGATGGTCACATCATTCTGATGGTTACTTCATTCTAAGGGACCGTAAGGTCTAGGAGGGTAAAGTGGACAATGTAGTAGTATCTGGCGAAAAAATGACAATAGCAAATCCAGCTACTTTCAATCAGGGATCATTCAAGACAGACGAAGCTACAAAAATCAAGAAGTTAAAGGGCATATTCGGCTCACTTCACAAGAGAATGGACCAGGACAGGGATTTATACAGGTTAAAGCCTTATGTGTTCAAGAACCTGGAAGGGCAAACAGTTAAGGAAGCTGACAACGTGACCTTAAATGCGCCTGCTTTGTATGCTGATAAGGTTCAATCTTCACTTCTTGGAGCCTACAGAACAGTTAAGGTAGAAGGGAAGATAGAAGAAAAGCAGAAAGATTTAATAGAGGATTTCTGCGATGCAGTTGAGCTTGATATTGATAGTAGTTTAGAAAAGATGGGTGAGGCTTCCCTGTATCCGTTTCTGATTGAACAGTCGTGTTTGAGGGGTAGAGAAGCTGTAAGGGTTGCTATGGTAGAGAAGGGCGGCAAACTCGTTTTGGATGTAATGCCGTATGATACCAGGTATTTCGTACACAAGTTTTCGAGGGACGGACTGCTTTACGCAGCATCGTTCAGTAATAGAAGCAAAGAAGATATTAAAGACGAGTATAACTTCGATGCGAAGTCAGCAACTATGGAAGTCACGGACTATTGGGATATGAAGTATAACAAAATATGGGTTCGTGATAATGAGTTTCACTCCTTCGACCATAATTTAGAGTTTACTCCTATTGCATTTAACACGGTCCCTGCAGGGAGTATGTTGAAGGACGATGATAACTTGAAGTACAGGGGAGAAAGTCTCTATAGAAACTCAAGGGCCTTGTTTCCTGAATTGAATAAGACAGCTACTATATTACAATCATTGAACGTGATGCAGTTTCGTCCAGCATTACAACGTGCATCTTTAGCAGGCGAACAAGCTGCACCTGTAAACGAGTATCCACATGGATCCGGTAAAGTCACCAATGTAGAAATCACAGGCGGAATACGAGCTATGCCTATTGCAGATATTCATTCTGCTACCAGATTGTTTTATTCATCCTTAGAGAGTTATCTCCAACGTGCTACATTACCTGCAATAGACTACGGTAATTTATCGTTTCCTTTGTCTGCAGTAGCCTTAACTAAACTTACAGAAAACAAGGACCAGATATTTATTCCTAGACTACATTCTATTGCCAAGATGTATAAGCAGATAATGATGATGGCAATTAAATTGCTGATTTTCTACGAGGGAGATATTGAGCTCGGGGCAGAAGGCCATAAGAAGAAGTTTAACTATAAGGATTTAGAAGGAGGGTATTTAATATCATATACCTTCGAGTCGAAGTCTCCGGAACAGGACATAGCAAATTACGCAATAGCAGAACACGCTATGAACTTCCTGGACGTAAAGACTGTACTCACAGATATTCTTAAAGTAAAGCATCCTACTCAGATCATGGACAACCGTAGAGTAAATATGGCAGAGAAACTTGATCCTGCTATAGGTTTGTTCCGAGGTATCCATGCAGCAGTAGAAGCTGCAGGCCTTGAGCCAGGCAAATATATCGAAGCAAGAATGATGATGGACCGACTTGCAGGTGTAATAGCTCAGCGCCATGCACCACAAGCATCAGAGGGCAGCGTTAGCACTACGGAACAAAGTTTGTCCGAGGATAACAGACAAGCACAACCTGGAGCGCAGGGGCAGGGATACTTACCGCTATTCGGCGGAGGCCAGGGCGGAGCTAGAAAATCTACAGTGGAGGCAGAACAATGAAAAAGATAACGCATAAAATGGTAGATGATTTTGTAGAGAACTTGCTTGAACCACAACAGGGCGATGATACAGCTTCCAGCTTATTCGATAAACTAATGGCCCGTAAAAATGGTACTCCAGAAGGATTACAACAGCAAGGATTACCGCAGCAAGGATTACAACAGGGAATACAACAGGGACTTCCCCAAGAAGGATTACCAGAAGGATTACCAGAAGGATTACCAGAGGGATTAGGTGATGGAGTCAACTAATGGTAGATAGAATAGGGGCTATAATAGACAAATACCCTAGAACTGCTCAGACTCCAGAGCAACACCAGAAAGACCTTGAAGATATGATGGCTGAATTGTCAGGCAAATTGCCTGGAGCTATGAAAACATTTGGAGCAGGGCAGACTCCACCACGCCGGCAAACACAGTATCTTAATCAGTATCAGGCAGGGCAAGTTGGTATCCCTTTGCCTAAAGATTGGCAGCTTAAACTGTTACCAGTAGATGATTTGAATGGTATGCCACACTATAGCTACGTAATGCCCGATGGATGGGAAGCTACGGACTACGGAACTTTTGTTGATCCAACAGGCAAAAGATACACAGCAGAACAGTACAACGCATTAGAACCTTGGAACGTGCCTTATCAAAGAGAGAAACTTGTTGCCAGACTTTCGTTCTCAGATGAAATGCCGGTTACTGAAAGAATGAGGGTAGAGACGGAACAGACTATGTTTTTGGAAACTGTATCTACTTATGAACGAACTTCAGAACTCGAAGATTTACTGAAAGAATTATTTAATATCGACGATGCACAGGTAGACCAACTGTTTGTTAAGGACCCTTTGAGGGTTGATCCTTCGGCACAATGGCCCGGAGGATACGAGCAGAAGCAATACTACGATTACATAGAACAGACTGAGGCTTTAACTAATGAGCCAAGTCTAAGCAAGGCTATCACTAATCCAAGCAGACTTCCCCCTGAAGAATATTCTTTAATGGGTTTCGATCCTGGCAGCGTATGGGATGTCACAAAGAATATCGGTAGTGTATTGGGAGCTATGTTTGAGGGGCTATTTTCTAACGTAACAGTAGGGCCTCAGTATTCAGATACGCAGGGGCCAGGTTCAGAGGAGTTTACCTCTTTGCCTCGGTGGATAAGCCCACTAGGATTAAACATCAGAAAATCATTTGCTACTTATTTCACAGGTTCAATAGGTGATTTAGCTAGGGATATAGCCTTCCATGCAGAAGTAAAAGGATACGATGGCATAGCTAGTGGATTGAGAGGTATGGTCAAAGGATTTGATTTTCAATCTCCCCCGGACCCGGGGATAGAGGAAAGAGGATGGGAATTGTATGCTAATCCAAGATATTATCAAACACAGTTTGCTCAACCTTTAGCTTTCAGTATGGCCTTAATGCCGTTTACTTTGTTGGGGCCTGGTGTTGCACTAGGTGTTGGGGCAGGTACAGTAGGAACTCTTATAATAACTACTCTGTTTACTATAGCAGGGGCAAACGTTATAGAGTCCTCTACAGAAGCCGGTGGAGCTGCACGACAAGCTCAAGCTATGGGTATGTCCAGAGCAGAACAAGAACGAGTAGCAGACGAAGTGTTCAAGGGCAATATGATAGCACTAGGAGCGTCTAATCCAGGACAAATACTGTTCGGGTTGGCAACGAAACTTCCATTTATAGGAAATAATCCTTTTCTACGGCTGGGATTTAAGGTGGCCGGTGAGGCTATATGGGAGGCAGGAGAGGAAGCGACACAGGATGTTTTAACAAGAACAGCTTTAGGGCAAAAGGTAGAGTTCGATTACCAGATGCAGGAAAACTTAATTGCAGGTGGAATGATGGGTGGTGGTACGGGTGTAATATTCGATGCTCTTGGGCGATTACAAAGCAGAGCTATTAATAATCTACCGGAGGCACAGTTTAAGACATTTCAAAACCTTGTAGAGCAATTCAAGAAAGAAGGATGGACTGAGTCTACTGCTATCCTTAAAGCTCTCGATGATATAGCAAAGACTCCAGAAGGAGCTACTGCAGTAAGAGCAGCCGTTATTGAGACCCAGATGGATGAGGCTAGACGTCAATTAGATATGATGGGGTCAGATGATTTTGTTGTTCCATCCTCTAAATCTATAATAGATTCTGAGTTTGCGCAAAGCTGGTACAAGCGTATGGAACGCAAGATTGCCAAAGCGCCGTTTATGAAGAAGACAATAGAGACATTGTTCGGAACTAGAGAATTAACAGAGTTAGAGTCACAGGTTACAAAGGATATAGTAGGGCGTAGCGCTATTCTATATCATATGATTCAGAAAATGGGAAAGGAATTGGCTACAGCAGAGGCACATATACTACATGGACGGTTTATTGATTCTGCAAAGGCGTTTGGATTTAATAAGGTAGGCTTTTCACAACAGATGCAGGATTCATTAGCTGATGTTTATTCCGAGCATAAAGACATAGCTGGCACAGTTGAACACGTCTTTACACATAAGGAAATGTACCATCTATCTGAAGCTCAATCAGAATATATAGATAAGGTTTTACATATCTTTCATAGGTTACTTGCTCAGGCAAAGAGAGAAGGCACAGCACCTAAGAACCTGGTAGTTGGCGAGTACATTCACAGGGTAGTAACAGGCAAAATAGTAGACGGTGAGTTAGTTCCGATAAGAGGGGCAGAGGGACGTGGCGGTAAGGCTTTAGGGGCTAAGGATAAGAGCAGGGTTTATAAAACAATGGCAGAAGGGATTGCTGATAACACTGCTTATTCTCCTAACATAGAGGATAGTATAAGGACAGCTATCCAGAATGATTACAAAAAGATAGCGGATAAACGATTAGCTGATGCCCTGTCAGAATACGGCGATACGCCATTAGCGCTTTTAATGGAGAAATATCCTGAGTTAGAAAAGCGTTATCAGGAAACTAAGGGGGAGAGAGACAGAGCAAATAAATTAAAGGCCGCAGTAAACATAGCAGCTCATGGTGGTGTATTCCAAGCTAGCCAATTAAGGGCCTTGAGGAGGCAGTTCCCCTACATAACAGAAAGATTGATGGACTTGACAAGACAGAGGCAAGACAACGCTGAACTGTTGAATAGTGAAGTTAAGAGACTTACTAAAGCAGTAGAGAGACTACGAGATTATAACGCAAGGGTTGTGGAAGGCAAAGAGAGATCAATAAAGAAATTAAATAATGAGTTAATTGGATTGATAGAGAAACAAAAGATAACAGAGGCTTCAATGAAGGAAGCTTTTAACCTGTTGGATTTCAAATCTAGAGGAACAATGAGTGATGTATTGCTTTCACAAATACAATCTCTAGAAACACAGCGAGAGAACTTAAAATCTGAATTAGCAGAAGCAAATGTAGAGGATAGCAAGTTAATAAATTCAAGCATTAAGAAGATAGATGTGTTAATAAAACAGGCTCAGAAGTATTCTGAGTGGTTATCAGAAGAGATGTGGTCTTCTACCAAACAGTATTACGACTCAGTTGAACATCATCAGGAGTCCCAAGTTAAAACCAAAGAACAACACGAAATAGAGGAACCCAAGGCCAACATCCAATCACAAGAGATACCGGTGCCCAAGGTAGTCAGTTTGAATGTTTCCGAAATAACGGTTGATGCCGAGAGGTTCCAGTTCAAGACAGGGACAGGAAAAGGCGGAGCTACCAATCTTTTAAGAGGTTTGAAGTGGGACATTACCAAGGCAGATGTGATATTGGTTTGGAAGGATCCTATAGATGGTAATACTTATGTTATAAACGGACACCATAGATTAGGACTGGCCCAGGAGACAGGACAGAAAACTATAGATGCAAGGTACATACCAGCTTCTAATGCCAAGGTAGCAAGGGCCGTAGGAGCGGAGGCTAACATAGCCCAGGGCAGAGGGACCGCTATAGACGCTGCAAAGTTATTCCGTGAGCTCGGGGTAGATGCAGCATATCTTGAAAACTCAGGATTATCTGCAAGAGAGAAGATGGTAGCAGACGGTATGGCATTAGCTAATTTAGATAACAACTTGTTTGCTGCAGTAATCCGAGGAGATATGCCAGTAGCCAGGGGGGTAACAATAGGCAGAGAACTTCCTAATCATGCACAGCAGGTAGCATTAGTTAAACTGTTAGAGAAGAAAAAGAGGATGAGTGAGGCAGAAGTCGCAGAGCTTATCATATTCGTAAGACAGTCAGAGACTACCACATCTACACAACAAACATTGTTTGGGGAGGAAATGATAACTAAGAGTCTAGCTATAGAGAAGGCTCAGTTATCAACTTATATAAAGAGTAGGTTGAGTAGAGACAGAAAGTTATTTGGGTATATCTCACAGGAAACCAGGGCAGCTCGTATATCTGAATTAGGGGTAGGCGAGATAGACACCGGAGTTAGTAAGGACATAGCTTCCGATGCAGCAATAGTCGAGGAAGTATTTACTAAACGAGTAATATATGCTGGAGAGATAGCAGATGCTTTGAACGCAGCAGCGTCAGAGTTAGCACAAGGAGGAAAAGAAAGTGACATTAAAGAACGACTCTACAAAACAATCAGAGCAGCAGTCCAAGTCATTATCGGACAAGGAGAAGCAGGAGTTCGTCCAGATACTATTGATGTTGGGACACCTGCAGCGCAGGTAACTCCGGACATTCAAGACGTATTTACTCCGGCTCCTGTGGCTCCGGAAGTACAGGCAGAAGTTACCGAGGAAGCAGAAGTAAAGTCAGAGATACCTACTCAAGAAGCTCCTACACAAATACCTGGAGAAATGGAAGCTGGATTACAGAAAGATATATTTGGGTTCTGGACAGAGGTAAGACCCAAGGGTAAGGGCAAGATAACTCAGATTTCAATGGACGAGTATAACCTGTTGATGAAACAGTGGAAGGAAAACGGACACGAAGGCACACCACCAAATATAGGTTATGCCCCAGATATGACAGGGGAGAAGTCTACTGAATATTTTATAAATGAGGATATGAGCGACTTCGATTTACAGTCTCCGCAAAAGACAGAGAAGGAGATTAAAACAGAACTGAATCTATTACAGAAAGAAGTCGAGAACTTAAAGAACAAAAAGAAAATCGATTATGAGAAAGCCAGAATAAAACGTAAGGAAAGGTTAGACCGTATAAAACAAGGTGGCATGAAACTCGTTACTCTACCAGATGGGATAGAAGGTAATAAGGGTTATATCATGCAGCCTATGTTCGGAGGGAAATTATATAATCAGGACTTTATAGACTCTATCAATCAGTTCTTCGGGCATGAGAAAGGTTCTTCCTCATTACAGTTCTTTGCAGATGCAGCAGGTATATTAAGATTAACTAAGGCAGCTTTCGATAACTCTGCCCCGTTAATACAAGGATTTCCTGCTCATGGGTTTGCCTTCTCCAAGATGATAACCGATCCTAAGACTGGGTATCATTTAATGGGTCAATGGTTTAAGTCAATAGCTATATCAACCGGTAGTTTTCTGGATATGGGATTTGCAGGAAGATATGTAGAGGCTAATGAGAGTGTTATATTGGAAATGGTTAAAAATGGTTCTAGTTTACAGGCAGTAGACTATTTTCAGACTTTGGGTGAACAGAAAGGATTAGGTGGATTAGCTAATAAGTTCCTTTCAGCTTTGCCATTAGCTCCATTCCAGAGAGCAGAGACAGCGTTCTTCATAGCAGCACAGGTTAGTAGAACTGAAACATATAAGGCTATGCACGACAAGGCTAAGAAGAACGGGCAACTAAGAGAGTTGGCAAGATTTGTAGATAGAATGACAGGTATTATAGATACATCTGCTATGAGTGTTCCTCAGAAAATGAGGCAGTTCGAGCAAGCATTTATGTGGTTTGCACCTAGATATACCAGGGCTACTGCTTCCGTAGTAGCTGATGTCTTTAGAGGAGGCATGACAGGTTCAATGGCAAGGGAAAGCCTCGGAGGGATGATTAGCGCATTAGCTTTATATACTACAGCCTTTACTTGCTTTCAAGGCTTCCTTGGTAATGAGGATGAGGACGATATAAACCGTAGAATAATGCAGAACTTCGGGATAGATAAGGACTCCATTACAGGCGAAACAGTATGGGACCCCTCTGCTAAGCTAATGTCGTTCAAGATTGGCAATAGATATTTTGGAGTTGGGGGTGCTTATTATAGTTTAGTTAGATTGTTTGGTAACATCATGGAATGTATAAACGAGGTAGGCGACAGAGAAATAATAGACCTTGCAAGGATTATTAAATATGGTAGCCTTAACAGGGACAATCCTTTTATAAGCTGGTGGTATTCCAGAAGCTCTCCTTTAATAGGGTTTTTCAGGGACGCTTTATATCCATTAGCAAAATCTGTAGTAAAGGGTGAATTGCAAACTGGTAGCACTTACTTTGGCACACCGATTGAAACACCTGCTGAATATGGTTATTACATAGCTTCAAAGTTTATGCCAATTTGGATTGAGCAGGGAATAATGCCATTTGCTGGAAATTATTTAGAAAAATGGTTACCAAATATGTCCCAGGAATTTGAAAAACCGACTGGACTTGCTGCTGTATTGACACCGTTTGCAGAGTTCTTTGGTTTCAGAGGTTTTGTTGAAGGGGAGTGGACTATATTCTATGACGAGGCTCAGTTGATTATAAATGACCTACCTAAAGAATGGCTGTCACTATACTACACCGAGGAGGAACTGGTATTAGTATTGCAAGCACAAGAACGTGGGGAGTTATCGTTCAAGCAATTACCAAAACAGGCACAACAGGATTTATTAAACGATAATGATGATTTGAAATTACTAAGGGAATATGCAACAGAAGCAAGTGCAATACAACGGTCAGAGGAATGGAGAAATTACTTCGCAGAACGTGAAGAAGAAATGGACTACAGAAATACAGGTATTTATAATGCAGGTGAAAGGCTAAGGAAAGGCGAGATAAATGATTTCGAGTATAGAGAGATACTAGAAATTGTATTCGCTGTGTATAACAAAGGCATTGAGGAACTAGAAACTAATCCCAATTATAGTAATGTAAGGGATTTCTGGGAAAGACTAGATGAAAGAGAGTCGAAATATGATTGGAGTCTCGATAGAGCATTAAATGAATATGAAGCTATTATTTACGATGAGTCATTAAACGACCCTGTCACAGGTGACTATAATTATGAGGAACTAGACCGCAGAAAGGGTCTATGGATTGAGAAGTGGGGGATGGTCAAGTATGAAAATATATTGACTTACATAGGAAATAACAAGGCGGCTCAAGATTATCCTGAGATGTTCCTTACAAGAAGGAAAGACCTAGAGATACTGGGACGTGAGTATTGGGATTTACCAACTAAACCATTATATGAAATGACTGAGGATGATTTAATAGAAGGCAAAGTACCGCATGAACACGAACTACTAGTACGAATACTATTAACAAAGACAGAAGAGGATGCTTACGAAAGTTTCATTAAAGGGCATCCAGAACTGACAAAGGATTATAAGGCAGAGTACAGGGCAGAACATCCAGAAGAAGATGCCATGCTTAAACTTTGGGGATACGGTGGCGATCTACAAACCATGGAAGCCTACGATATTACTATGAAGCGGGCAAAAGAGTTAGAATTTACAGAGGAAAGGTTATTGGTAATGAAACTCCCACCAAGAGTTTATGCAGAGAAAGACTTTGGGTATAAAGATGTAACAAGGGAGTTCTCTGGTAACAGCGCAGAGGCTAAGTTATATAGAATAGACCATTCTGCGTGGGCTAATAATTGGGCTAATGAGGCTTATAACTGGAAAGAATTGGACGTTAATGAGAACGTATTAAGGATAGATGTTAATTTCAGGGAGCAGGATAATGAGTATGCAGCTCTATTAAATAGTGAGGATGAGCAAGCATACCTTGATACCAACGAAGAATACTGGACTGCTAGACTTGTAAGGGACGCTTATAAGAACGATGTTGAGGTTAAGTATCACGAGAAGTATATCAAGTACAAGAAAATGCCAGTCAAGGGCAAGGCACAAGAGAGGTTCTTGAGAGACAATCCTGATTACTATAAAGATGTTTGGCTTAACGAGGACGTACTAGGGAACCAACCTGTCAATTTCGATAACATACCATCAATCGAATACGACAAATTATATGCAGATAACAAGGTTAAGTTCGATGAGTATGACGCAATAACAGATAGAGGAGACAGAGAGGATTACTTATACAATGACCATGACTTTGCAGTAATTAAATATAAGGCAGATGCTTATGAGAAGATGATACCTGAGAAAGACGTAGCTACCTATGCTAATTACATGGTGATCCCGCCGAAGGCTAAGGACGAATGGTTTATTAACAATCAAAAGTATTACAACTACGTTAGTTACTATGAGGAAGAATGGTACATGATAGCCCATCCGGAGTATCACGATGAGGTGTATGTAACTTTACAAGGCAATCAGCCTATGGACTTTACTGATGTACCTACGAGAGAAGTTGACAAGCTATACAAAGGGTACTTGACGGAAAAGAAAGGTAGTGCTAGGCTTGATTACAGAGCATTGTATCCGGACTTAGATAAGTGGATGCTACTAACAAAAAAGGTTTCCAAGTTAGTAGGTGACAGGGGAATACCTCAATATAGTACCGGCCCTTGGGCCGATGCAGAAAGAGCCAAGGAAATAATAGACGAATATTTTTAAGGAACGAAGTTTAAGGAGGGACAATGGCAATAACGAAAGTGGACGAAACTCAGAAAGTGGGAGACGTTAAAACTCCGACACCGACTGACGCTACTCCGAAGTCTTATACTCAGGAGGAACTGGACCATGCCGTGCAATCGCAGGATACCAAGACAGGGAGGGAATTAAAGACTGCCAAGGAAACTTTAGAAACTCTGAATACTAATTATGCAGCGTTACAAACAGAGAATAAAAGTTTCAAGACCAGTATTAAAGAACTCCAGGAATCGCAGTTTAAGAACGATCCAGTACAGTTATCGGCATACAAAGCTAGAGTGGCTGCACAAGAACAAGCAGACATAAATGCTGCAAGGGAAGCTGATATTACCAAACGTGAAGCTGCGTTAAAAACTGACAAGGAAGCTACCGATAAGGTAATAAGAGACACATTAGAAACTCATTATACTGGACTCGGCATAAATCCTGCGCTGCTTAAAGGGATGGCTACACTCTCGAATGAGAATTTCGAGGCTGTATGCAAAACCATGACAGCAGGGAAAGTACCAATGAAACGGCTAGACTCCGGAAGAACTGATGGTGGGACGGATTTCGCAGGGCTAACACCTGAGCAGAAAATAGCTCAAGCGTTAGATAAAACGAAATAGTGGAGGACTAAAATGAATATAGCGCAATACGAATACTTGAACCAGGACGAATTGAAAATCGGTGTTGCTGAAACTATAGTGAAGGAGTCTCCGTTACTGGCTGCATTACCCATGCTGGAGGTAGCAGGTAATGCCTATAAGTATGAT